GCACCATCAATAGCATTAAATCATCCTGATTATGGTGATGTTTTTGCTAAAGATACCTACTTCAGAGTATTTGCTGAGACTATGCAGACTTCTGTATATGATCCAGACTCTCAGAAGTTCTCCAACATATCGCAACACTTTATGAGCTTTAAGAATAAAGCGTTGGATTGGTTTGGTGGAGATAAGTGTGGTTGGGTAAGCAATGCAGAAAGAGAGAAGCTACGTGCATCTGATCCTATTGCCTATGCTACTGCATCTAAAGCTAAGTTAAGTAGAAACCTGTTTGGTTTGATACGTATGGATAAACCTGTTGCTGCCTCTGGTGAGAAGGTAGAGATTGATGAGGTTCCATTTAGAATCAAGTTAGGCCCATCTAACTTCTTTGAGATTGGTAAATTACTACCAATGATTAAGAAGCAGTATCAGATGGAGCCATTCAACTGTGACATAAAGATTGGTTATGAGTTGAAGAAAGCAGGTTCTAATAAGTACTTTGTATTGAAGTATACTCCTATAGTCAGTGAACGTAAGGCACTGAACGATACTACAAGAGGATACCTACAAGACTTTGCTGATCTTATCACTATGGAGAATGAACAAGTCATTGATAAGATGAGAGAAAATATGGTTCCAAGTGAGGTAAAAACTGACTTAGATGTAGGTGCAACCATTGATGATGAGATCCCATTCTAGGATGGATCTACAAACAACTATTGATTCTTACCTAGCAGGTGATCCTAAGATTCCAGATGACATAGTTTTTAGAGCTAGTCAGATGTTCAACAATAAGCTAGGTAAGTTCAACTTCAGGAGAAAGGGGGGAGCTAAACTTCCCTCCATGTCTCAGGTAGGTAAACCATTCTGTCAGTTACACGCTGAGAAGCTTGGTTGGCCTAAAGCACCTGAATCTAATTCGTTTCGTATCAAAATGTTATATGGTGATATGACTGAAGTTATTGCTGTAGCTATCCTACTGGCTGCAGGAGTAGAAATAGTAGACTTAAATAAAAGAGTAGGATATAAGACTCCTGATGGAGATTACATTAATGGAGAGTTAGACTTAGTTATCAGAGATGGTAACGGGTTCTCTTTGTGGGATATTAAAAGTGCATCGAGGTTTGCCTTTGAAAAGAAGTTTGCTTCTTATCAGGCATTGAAAGAAAATGATGACTTTGGTTACTGCTCACAGCTGTTTGGTTACACTAAGGCTGAACGAGAAGAGACTCCAGAAATAAAAGCAGGTGGTTGGATAGCAATCAACAAAGAAACAGGTGACATGAAAGTAGTTCAAGCTGATCCTGATGATGAAGAAAGCTATACCAATAAGATAGAAGATACGATAACTCGATATAAAAAAGCAAATGAAGATAACTTTGTACGTGGATTTACTGATGAGGAAGAGTTCTTTTATCGTAAACCTACAGGTAATAGAAAACTAGGTATGACTTGTTCTTACTGTAGCTATCGATATACTTGTTGGCCTGATTTAAAATATGAACGCAACCCTAAATCGAAATCGGCAAATGCCTACTACCACTACACGGTCTTCAAATAGAATAAGTGTATCGTCTGCGAAAGCTAAAGGGCGTAGACTTCAACAGTGGGTACGTAACTATCTTCAAAAACATTTAAAAGGTGTTGAGGATGATGATGTTACGTCAACTCCTGGTGGAGTTAATGGACCTGATATAGGTCTTAGTCCTTTGGCACGTAGGCTATTTCCTTGGACAGTTGAATGCAAAGCAAGATCATCCTTTGCTGTATATGCTGCCTTAGAACAAGCTGAGACTAATATGATAAAAGCTACAAAGCCTGTAGCAATACTAAAAGGTGATCGCAAACGTCCATTGGCATTAATGTATGCTGATGATTTTATGGAGTTAACTATATGTCCGACAAAGAAGAAGAAATAGTACATGAAGTAATGCTACCTGATAATACCTATAGTGTATTCTGTACTTACGATCCTGAAAGAAACGAACTTCAAATATATGATGGTGCATTTAATTGTTCAGGTATGATGGAAGAGATAGGTATCTCTATGAGAACAATGCTTGAAAGCGTAGTAGTTGAAGCACAAAATAGAATAAAAGATGTAAAGGTACAGCCATTACAAAAAATAGAAAAAGTAAATGGTAATGTTGTCTACGCTAATTTTAATAAAAAGGTACACTAATGATTACGAGAAAAGCTGTATTGCAAAAAGCAAGTGAACTTATTACAGGAGATAGAGATAAAGAATATGGGGATGCATTTACTAACTTTAATGATATAGCACAAGGTTGGAGTCTCATATTAAAAAAACACGTAACCAGAGAAGATGTAGCATTATGTATGGCATGGGTTAAGATGGCACGATTAGCTAAGAACCCTAATCATCAGGATAGTTGGATTGACATTGCAGGGTATGCAGGTTTAGGAGGAGAGATAGGTTCAATGGATGCCTCAACTAAATTAGAAGCTGCCAGACAACAAGAGGTTCTTGCTAAAGTTGAAGCCGAAGTAGATTGGCAATTGTGAGATAATATGGTAGTATCTATTTATATAAATGCCCAGATAGATAGTGATGCCTGTTGGGTTCCTGTTGATGGTAAGGCAGGATTAGAAGAAGACATGAAGGAGTTAATATCATCTGCTGTTTCAGATGCTCTGGAAGGTATAGTAATAGATAATGTAAAGGTAGTAGTAAACGATGTCATTTAAATCAAACATGAATCCAATGTTTAGATCCAAATTCTCTGAAGATATATTTAATTTAAAGTATGCACACACTGGCTGCGATACATGGGAGCAACTATCAAGGGTGCTTGTAGAAGATGTATGTGGTAACTTACGTCAAGGTGAAGAGGCTTTGATGCGTAAAGAAGAACGTAAAGAACTACAAAAGTATATAACAGATCTCAAGTTCGTACCAGGTGGTAGATATATTTATTATGCAGGAAGAGATAGACGTTTCTACAATAACTGTTTCTTACTATCTGCTGAAGAAGATACGAGAGAAGATTGGGCCAACCTTAGTTGGAAAGCAGAATCATGTTTGATGACTGGTGGTGGTATTGGAGTTGATTATTCTATCTATCGTGAGTCAGGAAGATCATTAGGTGGATCTGGTGGATTAGCATCTGGACCTATACCTAAGATGCAGATGATTAATTCTATAGGTGCTAACGTAATGCAAGGAGGATCTCGTAGATCAGCCATGTATGCTTCATTAAATTGGAAGCACAATGATATACCTTACTTCTTAATAGCAAAAAACTGGAATGATATGCCTGTTGGTACTACAGGATTTACATTCAAAGACATTAAAGAACAAGACTTTAACTTCCGCGCACCATTAGATATGACTAACATTAGTGTTAATTATGATACTGAATGGCTTATGAACTACTGGAAGACAGGTGATGTTGGTGAAGTATTCTTGAAGAATGTTGAACAGGCATTAACTTCTGCTGAACCAGGATTTAGCTTTAACTTCATGGATAATGAAAAGGATACCCTTAGAAATGCTTGTACGGAGGTTACTTCTGCTGATGACAGTGATGTTTGTAATCTGGGTAGTGTTAACCTTGGACGCATTGATTCACTTCAAGAGCTTGCTAGAGTCGTTGAACTTGCTACTAAATTCTTAATCTGTGGTACACTTAGAGCAGAGCTACCTTATGCTAAAGTATATAAAGTTAGGGAAAAGAATAGAAGACTAGGTTTAGGTCTTATGGGAATGCATGAATGGTTAGTTAAAAGAGGAGAAAAGTATGAAGTTACACCAGAACTACACAAATGGTTGTCAATCTATAAAGGTGTCAGCGATAACATCTCTAAGGAATTTTCTGACGAGTTATCCATATCAAGACCAGTTGCGAACCGCGCTATCGCTCCTACTGGTTCTATTTCTATACTCGCTGGTAGCTCCAGTGGAATAGAGCCTATATTTGCTGTAGCATATAAGCGTAGATACTTAACTGGTGGTACTAAATGGAAGTATCAGTATGTTATAGACTCCGCAGCACAAGAATTAATTGATATGTATGGTGCTGATCCTGATAAAATTGAATCTGCACTAGATTTAGCAGATGATTACGAAAGAAGGATTAAGTTTCAGGCAGATGTACAGGACTACGTAGATATGTCTATTAGTTCTACTATCAATCTACCTGCTTGGGGATCTAAGTTTAATAATGAGGATACTGTAAACGATTTTGCTAATACGTTAGCATCGTATGCACATAGATTACGTGGATTTACAGTGTATCCTGATGGTTGCCGTGGTGGTCAACCTCTCTCTGTAGTACCTTATAGTGAGGCAGTAGATAAGTTAGGAACAGAATTTGAAGAAGCCGTTGAGACACATGATATCTGTGAAATTACCAACTCAGGAGGAGTTTGTGGCGTATAAAAGAAGATATCCTTTTCCTATGAGGGATATTATAGAACAAGGTAGGAACGGATTTAGGAGGAACAAAAACAATCCGTTTCCTCCTACTTCTGATAGAGCAAGGGAATGGCAACGAGGTTACAATAAGGAGTACTATAGATGCCTGAATCAAAACATACGCTCATTGGAAAACAAGGAGAGTTCTTAGTACTTGCAAATTTAGCTAGTATGGGTTTGCCATCATATCACGTAGATGCAGCAGATACTGATATAGTTTGTATTTCTACTTCTGAAAGACCAATTAGAGTACAAGTTAAAACAGTTAGATTTGATACCACTCATAATATTTTAATAAGAAAACATTATTTTGATCATAGTCTTTCTGGAGAAAAAAAACATCAAAAGAAAGCTTATACAGAAAAAGATTTTGAAATACTAGCTTGTGTTATTTTAGACACTGAAGAAATATTTTATTTAAACATGAAAGCTTTTAAAGAATTATCTACTGAAAGGTCTGGTTCAATAACACCTAAAAAATTGCGTTTATTTACTTATAATCTTACAGTATATCAAAGTTGGAATAAAGCAGTTTCTAAATATTATCCTGGTTATAAAGTGGAGTTAGATAAAGATGGAAGTGTTATTAGTGGATTCGATGGGAACGGATTTAACAGTAGTGAATGCAGCAAGGGTCAGCTTCAACAAGGAGTCCTCTTTTAGTATATCAGAGATGGGTGTGTTTCTTAATGCAAAGGATCAAAAGTTATTAGATTTTCTTGCAAGGAATGAACACTTCACACCTTTCACACATTGCATGATAACCATGCGAGAAAGAGTTCCTCTCTTTATAGCTAGACAAAGGTTTAAACATACTGTTGGGTTTAGCTACAATGAGATAAGTAGAAGGTATGTAGATGATCTTCCTGAGTTCTATGTGCCTGAAGAGTGGAGAAAGAAAGTTGATGATAGGAAGCAAGGCTCATCAGATGAAATTGTAAATATAAATCCTGCTCACCTTATGATAGACGAATATATGCAGTCTATTAATAAAGCTAAGTGGACTTATATACATTTACTAGGTATGGACGTTTGTCCTGAACAGGCTAGAATGGTTCTACCTCAATCAACATACACTGAATACTATGTAACAGGATCATTATACGCTTGGGCTAGGGCATATAATTTACGCAGTGAATCTACTGCACAACAAGAGATACAAGATTTAGCAAGTCAATGGCATGACATTATATTACCATTGTTTCCTGAAAGTTGGATATCTCTAATAACTAACCTTAAAGGAGGTTAAGATGACTAAAATACTTACAGGAGGTTTAATTGGTTTATGTTTGTTTATGTTCAATGTTTCCACATCGTACAGTCAAATACCAGAAAGATCAGGATGCAAAAGTTTGGAAGAAGCTAAGACGTATATTCAAGATAAACACGGAGAACAAATCGTATTCCGTGGAATATCAGCCAGAGGACACGTAACATTTATATTTAATAATCCTACATCTGGAACCTGGACTGCTGCAATTGTACGTCCAGAGAACTCTCAGTTACTATGTTGGGTAGATTCAGGGTTTACAGGTGAAGTTTTGAAGAAAAAAGACGATATTAGGTGGTAATTTAGGGCAAATCCTCTGAGAGCTATTTTAAGCTAGGCTAGAGAGAATGTAGGTAAAATCTGGACACTACCTACCAGAGACATTGCTTACACCCTCTCCTGCCTCATCCTACGAGGTCGTTTTTTCAAAAAATACACTTGACAATGTAGGGAGAATGTGATATGTACCATAAAGTTGTAGTAACAAAACCAGAAGGTAATAAAATCAGTAATGGTTTTGCTTTGTTAAGAGATGCCAAGAAGTATGCTAGAAAGTATTCTTGGCCTAATGATCGAGTCCAGATAATAGAAGAGAATCAGGATGAGATAAATATGTTGTATGATTATATTGTTGAAGATTGGAGTAAGAAATGATTAATGAAAATAGTCCTAAAGTAAAATTACTAATAGGTATATCTATAACTGCATTAATGCTGATTACTGCTATAGGTTTTAGTTATGCAGATGTTAAGAAATGGGTACACGACAGTTCATGCCCATATGATAATGTTACTGGTAACTATATAGATAGCAAAGGTAATCAGTATGCTTATGGAACTATGGAAACTGCATCTAATTGTGCATTTCTTGGATTACTACCCAAGATCGTGCAGGACAGATTAGGTTCTCTAGGAGATAAACAAACTCAAAAAGATACGGAGTTAATATTAAAGTTAAATGCTAACTCGCGTAAGTAAGACTTGGGGGGATTAATTTCCCCCTTTATCTTTTGGTGAACCCTGCACCGAAATACAAGCCAGTGATTGCAGCGACTAAGTTTGTATCTAATGGAGTAATTACAAAGCCTTGAAATGATTTCCACATCATAGCCTTATCTGGGCCAAACATCCAATTCATAAACCCACCTTGTAGCTCTGCATAACCTACAGTAACCATCCAAGGATGCTCTGGATATATTAGTGGTACTATCTTAGGTAGCACGATAATAGAGAATACAGCAGCCAATGCTATGATTCTCCTGGTCCATGCAAAGTGTACATCTTTTACACCGTGTTCTCTTGCAGAAGCAACGATTTTGCTTTCTTCTGTTAGGGCAGCGATATACATTTTGTTAGCCTCTTGTTTAGACTTGATGTTCTGCCCCCATATACTCATAACACCACCTAACACGGTTGATGCTAAAAGTGTAAATATTTCCATTGGAAATCCACCCATTATGCTCTCCTCATCATAATTCCACCTTTTTTAAACTGTTTAAATTCATCTATAACTTCTTCAATATTTTGATATGGTTTTCTAGAAGTTTCTATATTTTCTTTAATATAATCTCCATATTCTTTTTCAAATTCTATACTTTCCTCTGCACCTTTTCTAGTTTTAGCTACTTTAACAATATTTTTAACTGAAAAAGGTCCATCTACTAGCTCTCCACCGTTAAGATATACAACTTTAGCTTTTACATAAGGAATTTTTAATTTATCAGCTATGGCAGTACGAGTGTTTCCTTCCCAGATAAACCCTTCTCCTTTTTGATTTACCACTACAGTAATTTTACTATCATACTTTCCTGTTCCTCTTTGATCTATATCAAAATTACTACCAATTTCTTTTTTTAATTGATCATATCCACTATCTCCTCTAAATCTTCTTTCTCCCATAACACCTTTCATAGATTTTAATATTTTTGTAGGTAAAAACATTTCAGTATTTGGTTGAGTATATGAATCACCTAATGCAGCCGTTTCTTTTGCTTGTCTTGTTAGTGTTTTATCACGTTTTGTTTGTTCTAAAGTATATTTTTGATTAGATTTTAACCAATCTACACCGTAAGAACCACTATCTAATGCACGATTTTCATGTCGAAAACCAAAATTTTCTTTAGCAATTTTAGATGTTTTATTAGGTTCACTATACATTTCTGTAATAAATTTTTTTATTCTGTTAGATAATCTATCTCTACCTAAATCAGATGCAACTTCAGCAGCTTTAGTAGGGTTTCTACCAGAGGCCATTTCTTTTACTGCTTCTGTTGCATACTCTGTTACAGGAACTGCTTTTAAAACTCTACTTCCAGTAACACTTCTTCTACCTGTTTCTTTTTCAGCTTCCGTCATAGGATAATTAGGATCTGCCATTTTGCCTAATACAGTACCACCCTTCATTCCTACATTACCACCTTCAGCAAAACCTAAACGATTCATTTGAGTTACGTAACCACCTTCTCTCATTCCTGAAGATTGTCCTTCTATTGTATAACGTCCTCCTAATAAACTTCTACGTTTTCTATCTTCATTAATTAATGCTCTATATTCATTAAGTTTATCATTTTGTGCCTTTGCTGCATAGTTAATACCTCTATCTGTAGTTTCTTCACCTACGTATTTTAATTGTGGTACAGGATCACCTGCTGCTTTTCTATCTCTATAAAGTTTTCTAATTTCTTCTTTAGTGTATGTTTTTCTAAAGTTATGCATATTATGTAAGAAAGGCATCTTAGTTTTTATTATTTCAGAAGTAACCTTTTTTAAATTATCAAATTTAAAACCTAAACCTCTTAAAGCACGTTTTTCTTCATCGTTTAATCCAGTTACTCCTTTATACTCAGCTAGTATTGCAGCCTTTTGTGCATCTATAGGTAATTTTTTATATATCTCTGTTTGAATTAAAGGTTTGATATTTTTTTCAGCTAACTCTCCTAGTATTTTCTTATATTGAAAAGTATATTCAGGTACTTCTGATCTAACTTCTAAATTATAGGCATCTATACCTACTCTTGCTACTTCATCTCCTAAATTTCCTCTAGGAAGAGCTTCTGCTGTACCTGAGAGTTGTTTTCTAGAAGTTAATACTCTTGTTTTTGGTTGCAGTCCAGTTACAGATTGCAATGGTCGTGATGCAGACTCTTCTCCAAAGACACCAGTTTGAAAAATAGTACCCCTAAACATTTGTCTAGTAAATTCATTGAATGCACCTCTTGCCATTTCTTTTGTATACGTATCACCTTCTTCGGTAATAAACTCTTGAAAACCTTTCTCAAAATTTTGCCGTAATTCTGCTGGTCCTAAATCTTTAGCAAGGTCATCAATTGCTTTAAAGGGAGTGTAAAATCCTTTAACTATATATCCAATCGCCCCTCCTACTAATTCACCAGTTTTTTTAGCTGCTAATGGATCTTCAGTATTTAAATCTCTAAGAAATTGGTAAGTTCCCCCAAGAAATTTAGCAAATGGACCTGCTCTATCTGCTTGAAGTCCAGATAAAGCTTGCACTCCTTCTGATATAATTTTTCCATCTATAGGTTCATCATTAAGTTTTCTTCTTATTACTTCACCCCACCATAAAAATGGTGTTAAAGGAAACAATGGCCCTACATCAATAGTAGTATTACCAATTTTTAGTTCATCATATCTAGCACCACCCATTGTTTCTCTTATACCATATCCTGCAAATATTAAAGCTGCACCTTCAGCACTCTCAACAAAACCTTTTCTAAATTGTTCTACATTTTTTAATCGCTTACCTGCCTTAGCTTCTAAGGCTGATACTTCTTTTCTCATAGTAGCTACATCATTTTTTTGTTTTTGGCTTTTAATACCTTTTTTTACAGCAGCATTTATTTTTCCTGTAAGATCATTTATTTTTTCTCTTTCATTTTTAGCTACTTGTTTTGAAGACCCAATAGTTTGTGCGCCTTTATAAAGCATTTTTAATGCACCACCACCCATACCTCTATTTAACGTATACACAAAACCATTAATAAGGAAGTTAGGAAAAGGTACACCTAATTTTGCTATTGCAATTCTGTTAAGAGTGTTTTGTGCAATATTTATTAAACCGCCTACACCAAGTACTTCATCACCAGCATTACGTGATTGATAGGTTAATTTATATGCAAACTGTAATGATTTAGATAGCATCTCATCGTTTACTAAATTTAATTTATTTTGTTCAATTAAATCAATAATACCTTTTACTTTTGGATCTGTAATCTCACCTCTACGAATAGCAGTTTTAACTTGATTGTCTAACTCTGTCATTAAACCAGCAGATTTAATTGCTCTATCTTGCGCTCTGTTAGCTACGTTAGCTAATTTAGATGCAAAACTAAGTTTCTTTAGAAACCCACCTGCCTTGCTATCATCTCCTAAAGTAACAGCAAAGTAATCATCAAAAACATCAAACACTTTACGTTTAGCTTCAGGAAACTCTTTAGCGATAATAGTTGCTAATTCAATTTGCTCTAAGGGATTAAGTAAATTTTTACTTAGTAAAAGACTTTCATTTTTTAAATCTGGCTCTGGTATATCCATACCTAATGCTTTAGATTCAAACTGTGTAAAAAATTTACTACTTTGTAAACTAATATCTAATGTTTCACCTGGTACTCGTAATGCAGAACCAAACACGTTACGAAATGTTGTAGCAGGTTGTGTAACTAAAAAAGATCTCCATATGTCAACAAAAATACCAAATTTTTTTGCCATAGCTCTTTCTGCTTCTCTTTGCACTTTTACTGCTTCAAAGACTTTTGCTTGAGAAGGTGTTAAATTTTTTCTCATTTGTTCTAGTTTGTTACCAATACGATTGTTGGTATCTACTAGTTTTTTAATACTAGACATTTGTGAACCTTTAGTCATACTTATACTTATGTCTGCTAAAAGTGCATGAGAAAATTGTTCTTGTGTTAGATTATACCTAACTAAATTATTTGCTATACTACTACTTAAAAGATTTCTATCTTTATTTCCAAGACGTATTAATTCACCAAACTTTTCAGAAATCCTTTTCATAGGATCATCCATAATTACTCTTATTGTTGAAGCAGTATTTGGATCAATCTTAGTATTTTTTAAAAAGTTTTGAGCTGTATCAAAAACAAGAGATGATACGTTTTCAAAGTCTTCTTGTTTTAAACCTACTTCAAAAATAGTATCTAATTCAGGAATAGATATATTAGAATTTGTTCTAAGTAGTTCTTTTCCTTTTTCAATGTCAGCTTTACTAAAAAACAAACCATAATTATCTACAAATTTTTTCTGGTATGCTCTTTTATTTGCTTCACTCACACCTTTAATTTTATTAAATTCTACTAATGTTGTTTTTCTTTCATCAAACAATCCTGTTTTTGGATTTTTTGTTTGACCAAAAGTAGTAGGTAAAAACTCTACTTCTGCCTTACCATCTACAATACCTTTAATAAGACCAAACTCACCATAATTTTCAGGCTCATCTATTAGTTTTTGTTTTTTATTAGTAGGTCTAACGTATGTTCCCACAACACTTAAAGGATCAAAATTACCTTTTTGTTTATTAACAAAATTTTGTATATTAGCTGATCTAGCAACCTTTCCTTGGGCTGTATTTTCTATAGTTTTTACTCGTTTTTGGATTACCTCTCCTGCTTTTGTTAGTTGTTTTGCAGCCGATCTACCACCTAAACCACCAAACACACCACCAGTTACTGCACCTATACCACCCATCAAAGCAACATTACCAAGACCCATTTCATCCTGATAACCTAATTTACCTTCACCTTTTACATTCTCTATAGATAATCCTTGACCTACACCTTCAACTCCTCCAATACCTGCACCTAAACCAACAGTTTTTTTCAAAGCACCTTTAGATATTTCTTTTGATATATTACCTTTAAACGCATTACTTATAATTCTATTTAATGCTACTTTACCTATTGATCTACCCACAATAGATCCTACACCAAAACCTAAAATGTTTAGTGGATCTAATATACCCTTACCAATATATTCTGCCGTTGTTGCTATTCCGCTTTGTTGACCAGCAAAATCTTCTAGATCTTCATCTACAGCTTTATATAATCGACCTAACTCTAATCTTTCTTCATCATCTCTAATATTAGTTACGTCATTAGCAAACATTACAGCAAGACCTGTATTCGACTGTACACCTCTGTAGTCACCTAAGAAATTTTCTAAAGCTTGTTCTCTACTGCCAAATTCTTTACCTTGTCTTGCAGCATATTTAGACAAAGCTTTAGCGTAATCATCATTTTTAAGAAATTCTTCAGTTGTCAATTTCTCTTTTGACATTACTTTTTATCCTTTAGTTTTATCGCTTCTTCACGTATTGCTTCAACACGAAATGCTTTAGCAAACTTTCTTTTAGCTTCACCTTCTGGTAAAGCTTTCCACTCTTCATAAGTTGTTGGTATTGCATCTGTTTTTTGTTTTGTATCAACGATACTTAACACTTCACCATCTTTAACTTTTACATTTAAAACAGTTCCTACTGGATAATTACCTGTATCTTTTGTTACAGTTATAATATAATTAGTATCATCTATTTGTTTTATATTTGGATTAGATTCATGTATTTTATATAAAATTGATCCTACAGGATCTTCTGATGTTGTACCTATTGCAGTACGAACTATAGTATTATTATTTACAACAGGTTTTGTTTTCTTAGGTAGCCCTTCACCTTTCTTTAATTGTTCTATCTTTTCTTTTCTTTCAAATCTGTTATCTATTTTTGATAACTCAAGTTTAATTTGATCTACTCTTTTTTCAAAATCTTTTTGTTCTGTATCACTTTCTTCATTTCTGGGTGCAGCATTTTGTAAAATTAATGTAACATCTCTGTACAGTATATCTGCATCTGTTTCACTATATCCAGAATTAATCATAGAACGTGCTAATTCCATAGCTTTAGTTCCAAAACTAATATCGTTTTTACTACCTGTCGTACCTTCTGACTCTATTTTTGCAGTCGTTGAAAAATCTCCTTCAGGATAAACTAACTTTAATCCTCTATTAGATGCTATTAAACCTTGTACGGCTCTTTCTAATCGTAACGCACCTGATCCATCTAGTACTGGAAATGTTTTACCTGTTCCAGGTATTTCACTTATTCTTTCTTTTGGATTTAATGTTACTTTACTAGCTATTTGACCAGGAATATTTTCTGGTTTTCTAGCAACTATACTTTCAGCAATAGATTTAGGTTGACCTAATGCTTGATCAGTTTGTTGATCAAGTGTAGTTTTTACTGTTTTTGTAAAAGGAACTTTGTATTGATCAAATAGCCCTATTTTAGGATTTTTTCTTGCGTTATATATTTCATTAACTATACTTGCAGTAGCAGTATCTTTTCCTTCTATAGCAGCAATTTTTGCCCATTTTCTACCTAGATTAATTTTAGCCTCAGATAAATCTGGTGTACTACCTGTTGTTTCAACATACTTACGTATTGCCATTTTAAACATAGGTTGGCTAAATAATATAGCTGCATTGTCTTCTGCTATTTTTTTTCTATCACGAATTTTTTCTAATTCGTTTGCTCTTTTTTTATTTTCTGCCCCTACAACTGCAATTCTATTTTCTGCTGCTTGTACAGCTAAAGCCTGTCTTTCATCAGAAATTTCTTCTTCTTCTCTCATAGCTCCTAATTGAGTGGCAGTAGACCCAAACATAGTAGAAAGACTAGTTAAAGCATCACCAATAAGTCTACCTGTAGCCCTTCTTTCATTTTTATCAGGTATCATACGAGCAATAAAACCAGTATCTTCAGACTCTTCTTGCTTACTCATCATACCTTGTGGTTTTTGTTCTCTTATTTCTGCCATTATTCTCTCCTACCCATTAAACCTGTATTAGGAACTTCTACTTCAGGTTCTTCTTCAGATTCTTCCTCTGGCTCTATTTCGGTTTCTTCCTCAGCTTCTCCAGAATCCACATTCGTATCCGATTTAAATTCTTCATATCTTTCTAATTCTTGCATAGCTTCTTCTAGTTGTTCATCTTCTGCTCTTTCTGCTAAAGCAATATATTTTATATCTTGTTCATCTAATAGATCTAACACGGCATCAAATACAGGACCAAATATTAATATCATAATTTCATGTGTGTACTGACCCAAAGCCCAACCAGAGAATACGATAGCCCTAACAGTTAATTCAACTGGTATATCTAATTTAGCAGATATCATAATCCTTTCAAAAGCATCTGGTGATTGAATCTTATTCATTACAAACTCATATGCTTCATCAGGATCAGTAAATACTGGTGGTCTTTCATGTGCCTCTGTACCCAGTTCTTCTGTTAAAGAAGCTCCAGGTATAGGCCCATCAAACATACTCATAGTATCCTCTTCTATTTCTGAAGTTTCTTCTACTGCGATATCTTCTTCCATTTCCATTGCCATGTTATTTTCCTTTATTATAGTCTGGTTAGACCTGATGCTGCTTTCATTCTAATAGAACCTTTACCTGCTATATTACCAATTAATCCTTTGTTTTTAGATATGGTTGATCCAGATGCTCTTACAGGTCTTGATTTTGCTCCACTTGATATGTTTCTAACACCAGATACTACAGAAACTTTAGGTGTTTTCATTTGAGCAAAAGCTGAACCACCACTTTTTTTTCTTTTATCAAATACACTCATAGCTATTTTACCTAATACAGCTTTTCCTATTGCTGGTATCATTATCTATCTCCTTAACTAAATACCTTATCTACAATCCCACCTACAACTGTATTTACAATTCTTGTTCTTTGCGCTCCTCTTGCAATTTCTTTTGATACTTGTAAATTTCTATCAAAGGAAAAAGAAGTTAAAGCCAGTTGGTTTTTAAAGGCGGTATCGTTTAACGAATTAACTCTTGCAAAATTAACTTTATCTCTATCTTCTTGCAAAAGATTATTAAGAGCAGTTTGACTTATATTAAATAAATTACGAACATTAAATTCATTCTCTGCATTTCTTAAAGCAGTATTAGCTGTATTTACGTTACGTTTATATACTGCATTTGCCTGATCTATTAAGATTGCATTCTTTGCGTTAAACTGTTCTCTAGTGTTTTGTAGACTAGCGTTGAACTGATCTACAGCATTTTCTTGACCAGCATTAAATTGTTCCATAGCATTTGATTGAGCAGCTTTAAACTGATTTGCGTTATTAAATAACGATGCAAAGAACTGGTCATTCTGTTGTTCACTTGATGCATTAAATTGTTTAGCTGAATTTGTAGCTGCTTGATCTCTAAACAATGCTTGGACCCTATTAGATGTATTAGTAACTCTAGCTTGTTGTTCATTATTAAGATTAGCTAGGTCTAACTGCATAGTCATCTGAGCATTAAGAACTTCTGCTTGTTGTTGGTTATTTAAATTTAACTCCTGCATACTACGATATGTTTGTGCATCAGCAGCAGCTATAGGTGTAGAAGCTTCCATTGCAGCCTGTACGATAGCAGCCCCAGCCATACTAGATGCACCCATACCTCTAGCAGCCAATCTTTGTTCAGCTAATCGAATAGCACCAGCAGCAAATGCTGGAACCTTACCACCTTCAAACTGAGCCATCAAACCTTCTAATTGACCTTGTACGGTAGCTTGTTTATCTACTGTTCCTGTTTGTGCTGTAACAATATCTGTTAGTCCTTGTTGCTTTGCTGCAACCATATTTTCTTTTTGAACGTCAGCAAAACTTTTATCAGCAGTAAAACTTTGTTCATCTGTCTTAGTAGGCATTGGTACATCTGCTGTAGTACCTGTAGCTGCATCAAATTGTCCTGTAGTAGGATCTAAATCATATTGTGCAGAATCTAAAAACTCATCAGGTTTAGTTTGTATCTCTTCTAAATCTAATACAGTACCACCCTTATAATATGCATCTCTTAGTTCTTTATTGCCAAATTTATCAAAGTGTTCCTTACCTGATGTAATAGTTCCTGCAGCAACAGCCGCCGCAACATCAGGAAAATCTTTAAGATATTTTTGTTCATCAAAAGTACCCTGTATCATAGCTGACTGAGGATTCTTAAATAAGTCTTCTTGCATACCTATTTGAGTTTTTTGACCATAAGGATCTACAAAACCTGCTCTAGTTCCTACTGCACTTTGAAATGCTTCTAATGCTTCTCCACCAGATAAATCAGTAAACTCACCTTTAAATCCTGTTAGTCTACCTCTTTCTCTATTTTTAAGTGCTTCTATTGTTTGTGTAAAAGTTGCAGGATCTTGGTCACGTATCTCATCTATATTAGGTAAACCACCACCAGTAAACTCATCTCTAATTTGCCCTGTAGCAGGATCAATAAAATTTTCTAAAGCAGCAATGTTACTTGCTCTTTGTAAGTCTTCACTAGATAAAGTTGCAGGATCTATTGGAATAGGAGTGAATACTTTAAGACCTGTATTAGGATCAATAGTTGCTTGTTGCCCTTCAGGTGCAGGTGCAAAACCAGCATAATTAGTTGGAATACTACCAAGAGTGTTTTCAATTGATCCTGAAAACTCATCAAGTCTATTCTGAGGAATAGTAGTAAACTCTCCTGCTGATCCTAAATTAGGATCAAAATACTCAAGTATTCCTGTATTTGGGTTAGGTCTAGTATCACCTGCTCTTGGATCTGCCATTATAAACTCCTATTAAACTGGCCTGTTATTCATCAGAGATGCATTTCTGGTAAGTAATTGTTGAATTAAAGCATCTCTTGGGTCAGCTGCCATTGGACCCAATGGACCTATCGGCTGATTATTAGCAGCCTGATTAGCGTTGTTCGCGGTTAACGTAGCAATTTGTTGCTGTAAAGGAGCTTGAGATGCAGCAAAGGAAGCAGCTTCTTGCTGTCTTTGATTTGCCAATGCTTCTGCTTGCCTATTTATTGGTTGACCTACACCTTGTATTTGTGACAACATATTAGCTTGATTTGCTCTTTGTGTACCTTGAATATCACCACGTTGAGTTGTAGCACCACGTTGATAATTTTCAGCAGCAGTACGGAAAGCTCCTAATTGATTACCTAATGCAGAAGATACATCACCTATTTCTGTTGTTAAATCTCTAGTTATTCCTTTTTGACCTGACATTAAACCTGATTGATTTGCAGCCAATCCTGCTTGTCCTTCAAATAACGTAGCAGGTTGTTCTATTTCAGGATCAGCAGTTCCTATAGCAGATTGAATGCCTGTCTGCCCTGCTGTTAGATCTGCTTGACCTTTAAATAAATCTGTTTGTCCTGTACCAGCAGTTCCAATACCTGACATAATACCTTGCTGTCCACCAAGTAATGTTTGTCCTTCAGCAGGTGTACCTATTGCTGATTGAACATCACCTACACCTGCTTTAACAGTACCAACATCTGTTTTAATTCCACCAACATCTGTTTTAACAGTACCTATATCTGATGCTAAAGGAGTTACTTTTGTATCTAATGCAGTTACTTGTTCTCCTAAAGGAGTTACTATATCCCTTATACCTTGTTGACCTGTAGCTAATCCTGCTGTTTGACCCATAAGAGTTGCTTGCGGTCCTGTTTGTCCTGTTCCTGGAGTACCAATTAAACTAGTTACAGGATTTAATGCTCCTGCTTCTAATCCAACTGGCCCTGACATCATTCCACCACCACTGGCATTATCACTTCCACCGTCTTCAGGTGGTCTATTAGGATAAACAGGGCCATCTACTGTATCAAAATGAAAATTAGGGTCAAAAGATAGGCCAGTTACAGGATTAAAACCTTGATTACGTTCATTTGTAACTACGTTTACTAATTGTTCTGCACCCGGTCTATTTTCTGCTAAACCATTAGCCATAGCGTGATCTATTACTGCATTTCTAAATGCATTTATATATTCTGGAGTATTATTTGCAAACCCTGTAGCAGCTGCTTGCGCTCTTGCACTATTACCAACATCAGCATTTCTACCTGATATGTACCCTAATAATGCATCTTGTAAATTTGGTGTAATAGGCATTTTACTTTCCTCTCTCTAATACTTTATCTAACTTATCCTCTAACCTATGGAGAGCTTCTGTAACCATTCTCATGTCTTCTCTTAGCTCTTGCTTAGTAGAATAATCTTCTCTAGTCCTATTCAGAAGTATATCTATTCTCTTAACCTCTGCCATGAGGTTTCTGAACATCCATATAGCAGGTGCGATCACCAGCGTTAGTACTACGTTCCAAAAAATTACTGGTGATATCTCGCCCATCATAGTTTGCTCCTTATAGTGTCGCGTTACAAGCGTCTAAAGCATCCCATACTAGTTTAGCGTGGGCTGCATTATCAAATGCTTTAGTCTTATCTGGATCATCATCAGTTGGATCTGGATCTGTCCAATCTCCTGACACAGAAGCTAGATAAGTTTGTAGATCATCTTTACTAGCAATCTCAGTAAAGTCTCCGCTACCACCATCTTTAACAATGCCTACCATAACATTATCTCTAGGTGATGCGGTAGAGCTATCTACAACTACATAAACTCCATGCATCCCCATTGGATCATGCCCAAAGTGCAAGAAGTCTGGTATTGTTCCATCAGCATTGAGCCGATATTTGCATACTTTATAAGCCATATTGGTTTCCTCTCCTATTCGGCTGCTTCTAATTGTGGTACATTAGTTAATGACAATGGATCATACACATCAAAACCACGACTGTTTGCAAACTCAGCAGGACAACTTGCCCACTTATCTGCACAAGCCTCTAACCATTCCATTGTGTTAGCATGAGTTGGGGCTTTACCTTCACTAATAATTTTGTTTTCCCATTGTAGGTACGCAAATACTTCTGCTTGTGCTTGGGCTGCATTAATACCTAAGTCAAATAGGTAGATCATATTACCCTCATCAATTGTACCACCTCTAGGTCTAGCACTATTTAATGCCTGTTTCATACAGGTCATAATATGGTATCGTGCTTCTTCTAACTCGTAGTCAGCTTCAGTCAGTTCTTCTTTACCTATATGCTTCATAAGGTTGTCATATTGGTTGGTAAAGAATGACATCTTTCTAATTGCACCTTGCACACTATTCTTAGTACCTGCTAAGTGTCCTTCTATCTCTAGTATCTCTATCTCTAGTAGTTCACGATCTAAATCATCATCACATGATTCTAGGTCACGTTCTTTCTTCTTTAGTTCATTTTCTTTCTTCTTCATACCAATGTATGCTTCTTGCAATGCACCTCTAGTTCTATCTATCTCAGCTAGTGTGTGCTTTACAGAACGAATAGGCGTAATTGCAGTTACGTCTAATGTAACACCCATGAATTGTGAGTGCGACTTGTGAAAGTTAGAAGTAGCTTGTGCTACTGCTGGCATTTTCTTCTGTATGTTAGCCAACATTGTATTATATTCTGGCTTAACATCAGCAGGTAAATTTACTTTTAGTTCATGTGCTACTAAACTAGTATTAGTCATGTATTAAACTCCATTTATGTTTTGGGAAATCCCTCAAAAGGGATCTCATTTATACCATATTTTCAAGCGTTTGTCAAGGTTTATTTAAGCTATACCACCATGACCATTTGATGCTGCTGTACCAGAACCTTCACTTTCTGTTCCTATGTTACTTGCACTGCTGGATTGCCAGAGCAAGTAGATGCGTTTTGAGAATTAATCGAAAGTAAATCGCCAAAATCTGTTGCGTTGCCTGTAGTAGCTATTGTAATCTGTTGTATTACGTTAAGCCTACCACCTGAATCTTGACCACCAAAAAATATTCCTTTTGTACTATTTGACATACCACTTGTACCATATGTACCAGCTAATGCATCTCCGAAATCCGTTGCATTGCCAGTTGAAGCTATAGTTATGTAATCTAGTGTATTAAAATAAGTACTTCCACTTCCACCTAATCCTGGTCCAAATACGCCTCTAGTACTACTACTTGCTCCTCCATGCATATAACCTCTAGAAGTAGTAAGATCCCCAAAGTCTGTAGCGTTTGCTGTACTGGCTATAGTTATATACTCTATTACGTTACTAAAACTAGTATTTCCAGCAAATACACCTCTAGTAGAACTTCCAACAGAAGCAGCAAAAGGTTTAACTTCTGTTGCATCGCCAAAGTCTGTAGAATCACCTGTTGATGCTATCGTTATATATTCAAGAGTATTAACATTACTTCCTGCATATCCTAATGCAAATACACCCCTTACATTATTTGAAATCCCAGTTGTGTAGTACGCTGAAGCAGATAAATCTCCAAAGTCTGTAGCATTACCAGCACTGGCGAAAGTAAAGTATTCTATTATATTAGTGGCAGCAGAATTATTATAATATCCACCTCCAGCTATTGATCTTGTATCTGAAGATAGTGCGCCTAAAGCATAATTACTTGCTGACAAATCACCAAAGTCACTAGCATTACCTGTTGTTTCTGGAACTATTTTTTGAACTGTGTTTGTTGGTGCTGAAGCTGCATAACCTCCTTTGATAAGACCAACAGTAGGCGTATTAGTAGCATCAGGCCAATCTCCTGCTCTATAGAAACTCAATGCTTCTTGTAATGTCCACATACCAGATGCAGATGCAGTAGATAGATTGCTAGATGGTTCTACTGGGTTTGCTGTTATTATTCCACCAAGGTATCTTTGCGTCATTAAGCTATACCTCCATGACCATTTGATGCACCAGCAGGAAGAGAGCCAGAAAATGTTAGATCACCAAAGTCTGCTGCGTCACCTGTAGAAGCTATAGTAAAATATGTAATATCAAAAATTGCACCACCACCACCTGCCCAGTCATATCCTCCAGCAACTATTCCTCTTGTGCTATTACTAAACACTGCTCCTTGTGTCCATTGTCTTGTTAAGTCTCCAAAATCTGTAGCATTTCCAGTACTGGCTATGGTAACATACTGCATAGAATTTAAACCTGACGATCCAGTGTAACCACCACAATGAACTGCTCTTGTGCTATTGCTTGTAGCCTCACCATAAGCATTTGCTTGTGCTAGATCACCGAAATCTGTGGCGTTACCTGTACTAGCTATAGTAACATATTGAATTGTATTATAATAACCACTTTGTTCCCTAGCACCAAATATTACCATTCTTGATGTACTTGCGGCCATGCCATGTCCTTCTGATGTTGTTGTAAGATCGCCAAAATCAGAAGCATTTCCTGCACTAGCTATTGTAATATAGTCGATAGTATTAACACGATATGGAGCAGGTGAAGCTATTGAACCTCCTGCAAATATACCTCTTGTACTATTTGATCCACCTGTAGTACCTCTTGCTACTGTAAGATTACCAAAGTCTGTTCCTTTTCCTCTAGTAGAAAATATTGTAAGATCTATATTATTTAAATATCCTCCTTCATAACCACCTCCTATACACATTCTTGTAGAGGAAGATGCTCCACCATAAGAAGCATTTCTATAATAAGTTATATCACCAAAAGCAACACTATTACCTAATGTTGTAATATCTATTGCTTCAATAAATGTATCTACATAACCTACAGTTAAACCTATAGCTGATGGTAGACCATCTAAAGGTTGTACTGCTGGGTTGTGAGGTGATGCACTACCTTGATATGCCATATAAGTACCACCATATGTTTGCAGTGTTCCAAAATCAGTAGCATTACCCGTAGATGCTATCGTTATTTTTTGGTTATTTGCACTAGTACCTCCTACATCACCAGCAAGTATTCCTATAGTACCGTTACTTAAACCAGAACTTCTAGCACTTTGAGCCTGATCTAAGTTACCAAAATCTGTTGCGTTTCCTCTACTTGCTATGGTTACATACTCAATAACATCTATATGACTACCTGTATATCCACCGAAAAATATAGATCTTGTTGTGCTATCTACGTTAGCATGATGAGTGTATATGCTATTTGAAGCATCTCCAAAATCGGTTGCATCACCAGTAGTAGCAATAGTTACAGAATCAATTACATTGACAGCACCACTTCCCCAAGCATAACCAGCAAAGAATATAGCCCTTGTAGTACTACCTCCACCTTGCGTAGAGTTTCTATTAGAAGATAAATCACCAAAGTCAGTAGCATTACCAGTACTAGCGATAGTATAATAATCTATTGTTTTATTTTGTGTATTCACGCCAGAAGCATTGGTAAAACTAGCTACAAGACCTCTAGTATTACTGCTATGCGCTCCTGATCCAGATCCTGCAACAGTTTGATCTCCAAAATCTGTAGCATTACCTAATGCAGCGTGTTCTACATAATCAACAACATTTGTAACGCTAGACCCATATCCACCTGCAAATACAGCCCTTGTTGTTGAACCAAATCCAGCAATATCATATCTAGCTAAAGTTAAATCACCTTGATCAGTACCATTACCATCATTAAAATTTATAGTTTGATAGTCTGCACGATTAGCATAGCCACTATTAAAACCACCAGCAAGAATCCCATTTTTAGGTGGACTAGGTACATCACTGGTATATTGATAGAGTGTAGATATATTCCATACGCCTGAGAATGATGGAGCCATTATGCTAGTCCTCCATGTGCGCTTGATGCCGTACCTCTATATCCAGCATTTAAAAACATATCTCCGAAATCTGTAGCATTACCAGTTGATGCTATCGTTACATAATCCATAACTGTTACATCATGGCTACTACCAAATACACCTCTTACACCTGATGACACTCCATTTAATCTAGATCTTGCAGAAGTAAGATCTCCAAAGTCAGTAGCATTCCCAGTACTAGCCGTGGTAATGTAGTCTATAACATTACTATTTGAACCACCTCTTAAACCTCCAGCTACTACACCTCTAGTATTACTTGCTGCTGTAGATGCTCTATATGAAGTATCTGTAAGATCCCCAAAATCTGTTGCGTCACCTGTACTAGCAATGGTGACATATTCTAATGTATTTTTTGCACCAGAAGATGCTCCTATAGCATGAACTGCTCTAGTTGTACTTGATAACGACATTCCTTCTTCACTAGTACTATTAAGATCACCGAAGTCAGTTGCATTTCCAGCACTGGCAATAGTAATATATTGAATTACATTAGTTACAGCTGCACCAGAGTGACCTCCCATTCCTAGTCCTCTTGTGCTATTTGAGGCTGCTCCTAAAGCATACATATTACTGGTTAAATTACCAAAGTCTGTTGCTTTAGACTTAGTTGAAAAAGTAACATATTCAATTGTATCTGTTGCACTGTGACCACCAAGAAATACACCTCTAGTTGCAGAAGCTACCCCAGTACCACTGCCTACATGAAATCGTTTTCCTGTAAGATCACCAAACATAGCTGCATTACCTGTAGTAGCTATGTCTATGTATTCAATGGTACTTTGAGTACCACCAGCAGAAGGTTCACCACCTGCGAATAACCCTATAGCAGCAGGGGCAAAACCTGTTTCGTTTTGTACTGCTGCTTTATTTGCACCGTGAGCAGAACCATTTAAAGCTGAAATAGTAAGATCACCAAAATCTGTAGAATTACCTGTACTAGCTATAGTAATATATTCTAAGTTATTAGCAGCACTTCCACCATTAGAAACAGTAAATACTCCTCTAGTAGAACTTTCTGCTCCAGATATATAACCTGCTCCTCTCGAAAGATCACCAAAATCTGTTGCGTTACCTGTACTAGCAATAGTTATGTACTCGATAATATTTAAATACTCATTACTGTAACCCCCTGCTTTTACTGCTCTCGTAGAAGAACTTACTGCACTGGGTCTTCTTTGCGCTCCATTTGCACCATTAGATAAATTACCAAAATTTGTAGCGTTACCAGAACTGGCTATAGTAACATATGATATTGTATCGTTATCTAACCCTGTAATAGTACCACCAAAAGTTATGCCTCTTGTTGAACTACTCGTTCCAACTGAATCATAAGTTGCACCTAATAAATCACCAAAATCTGTACTGTTTCCTGTGCTTTGTATAGTTACATACTGAAGTACATTTTGAGTTACTCCACCAGCATCCCCTCCAAAAAATATACTTCTTACGTTATTATTGATACCTCCTGCTATAAGTGAAGTAGCAGCTATTAAATCACCAAAGTCACTAGCATTACCAGAGCTAGACGTAGAAAAATAATCTATAACATTACTTCTATCGCTGCCATCATGTCCACCAGCAGCTATTACCCTAGTATTATTTCCACCAGAAGCATTTTCTCTGCCGTGAGCAACAGTTAAATCTCCCCAATCAGTACCATTGCCTGTAGTGCCTACAGATATTTGATCTATACTATTAATAGCAGTACCACTACTGTTTTGACCTAATATAAAAAAAGCATTATCATTTACTGGAGTAAAACTAGCTGTTGCAGCAGATAATGGGCCATTACCATAATCATTGATAGCCCATACTTGTGCTATGTAACTTGTACCATTAGACAGGCCAGTTACTGTTATAGGAGAAGAAGAACCAGTTGTACCTGCTTGAGCAGCACCTAATGGATCTGTAGATGCACTAGCTTCTATAAGTGATATAGTATTTCCCATACCATTACCATGAGAAGTACAATAATAACTAGAAGGTTCTGATGCATCTGTTGCTAATACAAGTGTTACAGTAGCTGATGCACTACCTGCTGTACCTGATGTAGTTACCCCAGTTGTATACGAACCATCAGAAGCATTTTTAAAAGCCAATGGATGACCTGAATTACTGCTGTCACTCATGTCAAATACATAAGTAAACCCTTTTATTAAACTTAGTGTCTTAGTAGGAATACCATCTATAAAGTATACATTACCACTACCACCTGTAGATAATGTACCCGTTCCAACAGATACTCTATAATTAATAGTAGCTCCTGCTAAAAATGCACTAGCACCATATAGTGTTATAGCATCCCCACCAACATCAGAAGGTGCAGTAAATGCTACTGATACTTGTCCAGAACCAGCAGTAGCTGAACCTATAGTGGGAGCATCAGGAACAAATAGATTATCCTGACTACCTATAAATTTACCTTTATTAGGCATTTAAAATCCTTATGAGAGTTCTTCATATGTAATAGTACAAGCTAAGTCATTAGCTGCACTAGCAGTAACACCGATTGATGTATCTTCCTCTAAATATAATCCCATGTTTTTATCTATGACAATTAGGGATGCATCTGCTGGTACGGATATAGTAGATGCTAATAGCACTGCTGTACCACCAATATCATCTTGAGGATATATTCCTACAGTTATTGATGCTGCATTAGTACCATCTACGTTAGCTACAACTAAGCTATTAACTTTCATAACTTTACCAGATGATGCAGGATTCTCTAACAGTTGTACTGCTGATGTACCTGTTAGTAGTAATGTGTCTGTCTTTGCAGTAATGGTTGCTACATTGACAATATTAGGTGCTGACATATTTTATCTCCTTTTAGCCAAATACCATTGCCATTGCAATAGCCTTACCTGTCGATGCTCTAGCATTCAATTGTGTTTGTATGTTACTTGTTACACCATCTAAGTAATCATACTCTGTGTTAGTAACACCAGTATCGTATAAGTCTTTAAGATAGTTTAATTCAGTTACAGATCCATTGTATCCATCTAGTTTATTTAGTTCTGCACCAGTAGATGTAACTGCTGTACCTGCATAGTTTAAGTTACCTGCTGCTATATTTACTTCACCAGTTCCTTTTGGTGTAATGTCTATGTCGATGTTAGAATCATCTCCCATAGCTCCGACAACTACAGATCCACCTGATGCTGCGTTAGTTATCTCTACAGCGTTTACGGCAGAACTAGCTGTTTGTAATACTATACCTTCATTACCGTTTGCATCAGCAATAAAACCACCATCAGCTATCTTAGG